CTGCGGCAACCTGGTTCACCATGTCACTCTTGCCAACACCGGGAGGACCCCATACAAAGACTGGTCGGCGTTTTGCAACGGCTCGGCGCAGGATAGGTTTGCACTCGCTAATCTTAACGGTGCGGGTTTCGACTGTATTATTTCCCATTTGGTGGCTCCTACTTAGGGTATGTTAAAAATTTAATTATAGCAAGGAATGAGGCACTTGTCAATACCCCATTCCGTTGTATTTAGGCAACTGCCTTAGGCAACTCGCGACCTGCAGGCATCACCTGAGCAATAAACTCGCTAGAGTCAATCTGCTCTTTGGTCATTGGCTCTGGCAGTTCTACAAATTTAACATCTGTACAACCAGCACGGACCAAGGTACGTGTCCGACGCTTGTCGTTAGTATAACGAAGGGCACCGCGGCCTTTCTTATCTACGGCATAGCCGACATGGGTAAACGTCTCGCCAACTGCAATTTCTGCAATAGCGGCTTTGACCACAGCAGGTGCTACAGGAGCGGCAACTACCATTTCCATGACACCAGCGGCACGAGCACGAGCCGCACGTTTACGGATGGCATCGGGGGTTTGCGAAAGAACTTTAGACATATAAAAACTCCAATTTGTGTGTTGAGTAAAACATTGCAGAACCTTTCCGCAATATGGTTAGTATACTACAGACCCAGACCCTTGTCAACCTCTTTTTGAGTCTTTGCGTGTCGTTTATATGCAACACGACTCTGCTCAACCCGACCTTTAAAAGGGGTATTTGCAGAGTACAGTTCCACACAACGGCGCTTTTGACGCTCCAGTTTGATTGTGATAGTGTTCCGTTTCATAGTGTTACTATTATATGTGATCTAGAGCCAAGAGTCAACCTGTTTTTGAGTTTTTTTGACTCTTTTTTGTTGTATTTTTGCAACAATTAGCGGTTTGCTAGGTCTCTTGCGTGTCTTAGTACTTGACTCATACGACCAAAGTTTATACTGGCCAATTCTAGTAGCAAATCAACTGGTTTGGTTGCTATACTGGCCATGCCAAACGCTATCTCGCCCATGTCTGAGAAGTACTTGTCGCTAGGCCAACGAGCGTGTTTCAGTTGCCAAGCATCAATCAGCAAACACTCTTCGCCTATGCTACGTAGGTCAATGCGCTTGGTTAGACCTGGTTTACTTTGTGCAGTCAGTAGCTTGATGGCAATTGGTTCGTCCCAAATATCTGTGCGTTTGAACGACCGTGCTACAGTATGGACTAGGAATGCTTCAACATCAGGTTGCAAATATGTTTTGCTAATACCCTGCGCTTCAGACACCAATTCCCAACCTGCTTGAACATACGGTTGCCAATTCTGCATAAAAATATTTAGCGACTTGGGCTAAATATGGATATGAATCCACGCCAAATACTTACAAACACCTTTGCTCAAAATGGTGGCTTTGCTGACTTTAGACCACAGTCTAATGTACTTGTACCTATAACAATACCAAATGCAGGCACTTATGAATGTTGGGTCAAAGCACATAGCTTTCAAATTGGTGGAACCAGGTACTGGCAGAACAACAAGAAGATTCCTGTGGTTGGGCTGGTGTTTCACTGGATGGTAGCAGAAAACAATGGCGTAGACACTCAGCTGATCAACAAGATTAATCCGTTGCACATATCTGAAATTTACTATTTTAGAACCACAGACATGGCCTGGATGGGCACAGCAGTTACTCAACTTTATCCAACATTGGGTTCGTTGCTAAGAATGCCCGAGTTGACTCAAAATTTAACCTTTTGGATTAAAAACGATACCCCATTGCCTGCAACAAATTTAGTATACACAGACGATGGCCTAGAGCAAAATTTAACATGCTCTGTTAGAGCAGGTGCACCATTGGTAGTTGCACCTAGCATTATGAATCCAAACTCGGCCACAATGTCCAATCGAGTAATTGCTTCAAAATTACCATTTGTTATTAGTTGGAAGGCAGTTGGCACAAGATTGAATTTTAAATTCAATGGCCTAACCTTCCGAGTTGATACATTAACAAATAAAATTGATCGAGTAGAAGTTAATCTAGGCAGTTCGAGTACAGCACTAGTTAGAATTTAACCTTTTCTCAAGGCAGTTCTACTCAGTCCATTGAGCCATAGTTGTATGTCATCATTGACCAACCGAATCTCCATGGCATCATTTTCCCCAAATATACGAAAGTAACCAGCACCGTGATAGTAAGGCCAATCTAGGTGTTGTTCTAGGCCAATCAAGTGTCCAGGTTTAGGGCTCCAGCCCGGTGGCATTTGATAAGACCAGTAACGAAAATGTGGTCTCATCAACTCCCAGCCAAATGTAGTTAGACGTAGACCTTTTTGCTTGCCTGGTTGATAGTTTTTAAACACCGTGTATGGTGTTATTTTTGTTGCCTCCCAGATATGAGGCACGGGATACTGAGCCAGGTACTCAGTTATCTTTGAAGCTAGTTCCTGACTCATTAATCTTACGACCTTGTTTAAGTTCAACTACACTAAAATCGGTAGATTTAAACATTTTATTTAAACGGTCGGCCAAGTTAAATGCATGTCCTGGGTTAGAGAAGCTCACTTTTTTATATTTTGGTCCTGGGTAGCTGACCAGGCTGTTTAGTGTACGTAGATTGATAGGCTTATCTTTGTAAAATACAGCATAGATAGCATCAGCCGCGAGTACTTCCTCACTTTTATATGTACGAGGATTCGTATTCGTTAGTATTATTGTTGGCTTAGGTCTACTCATGCTGTTATTTAGCATAAGTGCGTACATAATGAGCCTATTAAATACCGCTTAAATTGTTGTTTTGGTAGAAGGAATAGTTCTTAATTTACTGCCGTAAGCTACTACACAGCTGATATCTCTATTTTTATTGTCGGTTAAGATCAAGGTCCAGTCTCTGGTCTCTCTGTTGGCCCAAAAAGACATTACAAACAAATCATCGACTACACCAGTGGCAATTATGTCTTCACCATTGGTACTCAGTGCTTCGCCAACTTCTTTACTGGGGCCACAAGTCCATTTGCTATCAACTAATATGCTCGAGGCTAGGACTGACTTTGCTACAAAATATAGCACTAGTCCAATGATGATGAGTTTAGTTATAGCTGGCCGCCAGCCATTGAGTGTGTTGTTGAGCATTATCCGAAGCCTTCTGTAAACCATACTTACCACAGAACTTCATAAAATGCGGCCCTACGCTTGGATTTTTTTCTTTTTGCACAGCCTCAGCAATAGACTGATCTAGTACAGCCTTGATGTTGTCAGGTTGTGCTGTCAAGTCAATGATACTCCGGTTGCGTTCGTAATCATCACGCACCAAGTGTTCGACACCTTCGTGGTCAGTCCAACGTTGCAACATTAGATTGTTCCACATGAATCCGCGGTTGTTTCTGTCGGCAAAGGCCTCACGGAGACCAACCTTATTCTTTGTGCCTTTCTCACGTACTCCCGGATAAGCACTAAAGACATTGTCGGAGGTGTCGCCACGCATACACTTCTCAAACAGTAACCATTCTGGGTCTGGTGCGGCTTTGACTTCGCCAGTTTTCTTATCCTTGATAGGCTTACGCTTGTCATCGTAGTATCCTTCATGCGTGGTTAGTACACCACTGATGCCATTGAACAACTGAACATTGGGTGCTATCAATTGTTCAAAGTCTGTATCACTTGACACAATGATATGGTTATCATTTTTGTGTAATTGGATCCAATGTGCAATGAAGTCATCTGCTTCACATACAGGATTGCGAAGTACTGTCACGTTGGTCTTAGTACTAATGTATTCGTAAAACTTGTCAAAGCTTTCCCAGAATAACTTTTCTTCTTCTGCTTCAGCAACTGTATGCTTGGCACGACCCTCAGCACGATTGGCCTTGTAGGGTGCGTATACATCCTTGCGCCAGCTACGACCCTCGAAACAGAACACAACATGTTTGCCCTGTCGGTCCCTCCACTCGCGTAGAACAGATGCAAGAATAATGTGATAGCTCATGGCCACACGTTCTTCTGGATCACCAGTACGGATCACGTGCCGAGCGCGAAAGAATAGATTTGCGGCATCAACGATTAGATAACTCATGTGTGTATTGTAGCAGGCGCTACTGTAAAAGTCAAGTCTGACCGCGAGTTTTATTGTTTGTTGCTATCCGCCCAGCATCAGCAATGAATGAGCCATCTGCTAGGCCATCCATGCCAACATTGCGACATAGTTCAGTGAACCATGTGTCAACTATTTCTTCAGGAGTTGCACCCTTGAAACCATTTTCTCTTAGGAATAGCACAAAGGCTGGATTCCATTCAAGTTCAAAATAACCTTGTTTTGGATTATTTGGATCAACGTGAGCCGCAACCACATTGACCCATGGTTCCAAGCTAGTCTTCATTGACTTGGCAGTGGGCTTGCGTTTGAATAGGTTCTTGATATAGTTTAGCATATGAATACTTATTTTGAGAAGTTACCGGCAAACAGCCTAATTTGCTCTTAGGTTAAGGAAATCGCCCCATTTATATGCTTTATGAAAGAAGAAGTTAAAATGCTCTTGTGGAATAGCATGTGTGAACGACCCGTTAGCACGAAGGCCTGCATTCATTACTGTAGTAAACATAAACTCATTTTTAAATTGTTTTTGTTGTATTGCAATTTTGTTAGTTGAAAATGCCAAAGGTATAAAATCAGTGTTATCAATAATCCATTGAAACAATGCCATACCTCTGGGGTGTTTAGGATAAATGTCATCCATGACAATTATGGCATCATCTGTAATGTAATTGTCAAGAAGGTCTTGAAAGATCTCTAAATTTTCCTCAAAGCTCTCGGCAGCAAGATCAAACATTACTAAGTCAAATTTTCTTTGACTAGGAATGCTTGTTAGACTGTTATACATTTCTTTATAAGGATTTCCTATTTTGTAATAGCTTGTAAACTTTTCCCAAAATGTAGCAAACTCCTCTGGAGTCGATGGCGGAACACAATATTCACCATGAATCTCAAACATTTGTTGTTTCCAAGGCTTGACATTTTTAATATTCCATGTGTCAACATGGAACTGTTTTAAAAATCTGCCAGAAAATTTAACATCACCTTTGATAAAATTAGTAAGTTCTTTTACGTAAGAACAGTTATCAACTAAGGTCCAATTGAACTTCTTATTGTCACCATATAAAGCATGAAGGTGTTCTGTAAGTAAAGGAAGCATACCAAAGTAGCTTCCAAGATCTAGTATATGTTTTGGATTTTTTAATTCTATTAGAAGTGCGAAAAGTACACAATCTGGATAATGGAAGTTTAATGCAATATCTGGTTCAAACAACGCTATTTGGTCTATAGTATTATTAAAACCTTCCGAGATAAATTTGCTTGTAATTCTAGGTATCTGTAGCATGTAATTAAAACAACCTACTTTCGCGCTTCTTAATTTCAACTAAGACATTATCTCGCCATTCATTTGATTCTCTATACCAATTGTCTTTTTCATCCATGGTACGTGAGCATCCAATGCAAAAATCTTTTTCGTCTATTACGCAAATGCCCTGGCAGGGGTTTGATTCATTTGCGTGTTCCATTGTATTAACCTTGTCTGTCATAGTAGTCGTGTTGGTTCTCATCAAGTTTAGTGGATAACTCTTTAGGTAAGAGTAAAGCGGCAATTCTCCGACCAAGTGGCAAGTTTGTTTCTTTTGGACGTTTAATCAAAGGAGAAACCTTATAGCCATTATATCGCAATGATTGGACTTGGTGGCCAAGGCCACAGCTACATATCTGCTTCAATGGCAGATTATAGAATGTATTATCTGAACTGCAAAGATGTGACCAAGTTTCCATAATGCTATATATCACTTAAGGTTAGTTTTTTCTAAATTTACAATTTCAGTTTTAATAGCTTCAGCAAAATTCAATGCTGATTGTTTGTTTAGTAGCATGTGATGCTCTTGTTTATGAACACCTTTAACAAGTATCTCATACACAGCCTTTAATCTGTCACCCCAACCTTTCCATAGTGGAGTCCAAGTGGTGACATAAAAGCTAACTTCAACATCAGGAATGTCTTTGTCACGCTGTACCTCAATCCACATCTTTACAGCATGATCATCAGCAGAGCAATCACATTCAACATTGAAAACTTTAGCATCTCCGAAGTCATTGTCAATACTAATACCTTGCGCTGGCTTTTGAGCTTTCATCACTTGCCCCAGCCATTGGACCAGATATCAACGTGTAAGCGAGGACTATAACGATATCCACGTGCTAATGCTTCATCTGCAATATGTCTTGTATTTGAAAAGTATGCTTTGTCTGTGCCACCAACTGGCATAACATAAACTTGTCCTCCAAAACCTGCCGCACGATATTCGCTTACTGCTTGGTCTACTTCATCAAAGTCTTTTATATTGTCAATTACAAATTTTAAATAAGTGTGGCCAAGAGTTTGATATTCAACAACTACGTCGGGCTTGACAGCATCTGACCACTTCTCACCCGATGCACTTAACTTAGGACTTACACTGAATGTCAAGTAGTCGCGGTCTCTGCCAAATCTTGTCCACTCTTCAAATAGATATGTGTGGAAGTTTTCATGTAAAATCTGAGTACCATTAGTTTCAAATGTCAAGTTCTCCAGGTCTGCCATACGTGCATTGCTTAACAATGCTGGATAAAGCATTTGCCAACCCAGCAACGGCTCTCCGCCTGTGATAACAAGATGAACATCGTTACCATTGTTCTGTAACCATTTATTATTGGGAGTAAGATCTAACATTGTGTCAATGCTTTGCTCTACACTATAGTTAGGGCTCAGGTGCTTAAATGCAGGATGCCATGACGCATAGCTATCGCATCCGGTATTTGCCAATGGCAGGTCGTTGAAGGTTGAATACAAGTGTACTACCTTGCCAATGTCATCTGGCTCTGTTGTTTTCTCACCTGCTGTCAATCCAAATCCAGCACACTTAAAATTACAACCAAATGTTCTAAAGAACACACTGGGTACACCAACAAAGCGACCTTCGCCTTGTGCGCTATAAAATACTTCGCTTACTTTAAATTCATTCATAGATACTAGACCACACTTTCAGTTTTTCAATTTTGGCTTGCTTGGCCTTGTCAAGGCCAGCTTCTGTTACAATACCCTTTGATTTTAACAGATCTACCATGGCAAGTACATCACCAATTTCACCTTCTAGGTGCTGTGCATTAGTTAAGGGTTTGCCTGGCTTAAGGTTATCCAAACCAAATCGGTGACACTTGCTTACTGCTTGAATCACCTCGGCACATTCTTCACTAAGAATGTTCATAACTTCGTGTAGTTTATTATCCATGTTTAACCCAAGTCTTGTCCGTAGTCATCGGTAAATTCATCCAGCTTGTACTTTTCAATTGCGGCTCTTAGTGCTTCTTCAACCAGCGCATTAAAGGTCATATCACGTTCGTGTGCCAGCTTCATGTATGTTAACAGTTCTTCATCACTAAAGTCAACTTCAACTTGTACACGAGTGTCATAATCCTCACCTGCCACAATAGCTTCTAACTTTTCCATAAAATCTCCTTCAACGTCTAGGTCAATATAGTCAACGTCATCCCAGGCCTGATTACCAAGAGCGCCACGGCTTGATGCTTCCTTGTCATGCTTGGGTTTGTATTTGGGATTGATCAATCTATATGCTCGTTCATTGGTGTAATCACATACTTCAACTTCATAAACTTTTTGGCTCTTTGTGCTAAACACAATGTTGGCACTCCATCCACCATCGCCGTGAATACCATTCCACGAACTCAATTGATAAGAGTTTGAACCATAACAAGTCCATCCATAATCACCGCCTTCGGTGATACGAAATCCAGTTGCTTCAAAAAATTGTTGCAGGGTAATCATACTAACTCCTTAAATTTCAATTAAAATGTCCGGGTTCCAACCCGATACTTCACCATGCGATTCGTAACCTCGTGGGTTACAAACAACTCTAGTTTGACCAATCATATAATCAAATGGTTGATGCATATGACCATGGGTCCACAGTTTAATCTGAGGACGATCTAAAATAAACTCACTAAGGTCACTGGCATAGCCACCATTCATGAGTGTATCATGTTTGTACTGTTCACCAATGCTGGCAAAGCTGGGTGCGTGATGTCCAACAACAACGCACTTGCTGTCGCGGTTGGCATCAACTATTTGCTTAATATACTCAACTGTTTTACGATAACGGTCCATGGCATGTGCAGGACGTAGTTTAGTATATCCATGCTCGTCATTACGAATAACACGGAAGTCATTCATCATGTCACCAATGGCATGTAAGGTCATTGGATCACCTTTGTTCATGTCAGTCCATAGTGTACCACCTACAAATAGTACACCTTCAATGAACTGCATGTCACGTTCCAAGAAGTATATGTTAGGAAATTTAGCACATTCTTCACGTAGGTGTTCTACACCTCTGTGGAATTCTCCGTGGTAGAATTCATGATTACCAGCAACATAAACCACATGCGGGAATTGAAAACTACAACGCTTCAAGAAGTCACGGAACAACTGAGCACGAGCCTGACCAAATTTTAGCGCCGCAATTTCTAAGTGGCTGTACTTGGATTCTGGATGGTCGTGTAGGTCGTTGATGATTAAAATATCACCAGACAAAATAAGGACATCATAGTCCTTGTCGTTTTTAATGTTAATGTCTACAAACTCAAGGTGTAAATCACTAACCAGCTTGATCTTCATCGTCGGCTTCCAGTTTTGCTATAGAGTTTAATCCATTTACTGGGATTCCATCTTCATCAACGATTGCAAAACCATCAAAGATAAATCCAGCACCTTTACAAAAGTCTTCAAACGCTTGTAAAATTTCGTCTAGGTTGTCATGATTGTGATCTAATACAAGTTTCCTAGTACCATCATTGTAGCATATTAACCATTGTGTGTCAAGCGAATGTTTTTCAATATTGCCAATGGACCGCAATGCTTTTTTAATTGAGTCCCAATCGTTAGTTGCCATTGGACCTTAAAGTATCGTTGATTGTGGTAATGGCTCTGATCAAGTCAACATGTATCCCAGACTTGACCAAGGCCGCCTCAAATGTTCTAACATCTTTTGGAAAGCATTTGCCACCAAACCCAGGTTGACCATCACTGCCTGGTACGGTCCAATGACTAGTCCCAAGCCTGCCTTCATGTTCTAGCAGTTGTTGGACAACATTGTATGAAGCACCTTGCGATTCACATAGCTGTGAAACTTGATTTGCAAAGATAACTTTCATTGCTAAAAATGTATTTGTAGACAGTTTTGCTATCATAGCTTCTAGTGGTTCAGTAATAACAATCATGCCAGAAAAGCTAGAAAATAGATCACTGAATTCTTTGGCATCGCCACCAAGTACAACCATTGCAGGCTTCAATGCATCAAACTGCCAAGTTGCTTCTCTAATGTATTCAGGCCATACAATCAAGTCAGGTCCAAAGAATTGTATAAGCCTCTGTACAGATTCTACACTTGATGTACTACGAAGAACAATTTTTCCACGAAATCCCTTTTCAATTGCTTCGTTGATTGCCGCATCAACGTTGGCAGTTGAGTTCTCTGGAATTAGCAAAGATTCGTCTAAGTTAGTGTTTACGCAGACAATAAGATATTCTGCCGTGGTCCAATCCGCATCCTTTGCAAACACCTCCTTGGGTGGATCATTGAAGATAATGTTCAATTGTGGATTGTAGTTTTTTATGAACATTTCTGTTGCTTGGCCTACTACACCTTGGCCTTGAATGATAATGGAGGTCATATTTTATTTTAACAGTTTAACGCTATAATGTCAAGGACGAATAACGTAATTAGAGTATTTAGAAATACTGCGGTCTAACAGTTCTTCTAATCTTTTTACATCAACCCAACCTTTAATAACTACAAGGATTTTTCTATACTGTGGGTCAAAGTCTGCACCATGCAGATAGTCTTCATTGTTCCATACAAATGTATTTGTATCTTCTGGCAACTTTACATAATGACGATCTTCTATTGGAATGTTTACCTTGGTATTTGGTTTGTACTTTGCACTTGAACATAACCAAAATGTTTCTTCTGGATTTTTATCATCTAGCATTAAACGAACTTCAGTGGGAAAGTGCATTACACCGTCCAGCACAGAAGGCATGTTGCCATCATAGTGAGGAGGAATAACACAATGTGAACTCCACATCCTGATAGATCGAATTTTAACAAATGGTAGTTGTTGAAAAATTGATGACATGTACTTTGGTTGAGTACGTGCAAGATCGTTATTTAATTTTGTTCTCCATGCGGCATCTTTGAGGAGAACTAGATCTTCATACATGGCCAAGCCATCCCATTGACTGTGTTCAAGTGAAGGTGTATTTGCTCCCAACGCACCTCTATCAATTGATTGACGAGAAACACGTTCTTTCTCAGCGTTCCAGATGCGCCAAAAGTCTTCAGACGAATCTAGTTCAAACTTTGGCAAATCTAAAGGCAAAGCCGCAATGCCCTGATACTTTTCATTTAGTCTAGGACATTGTGTCTGATCAATTAAAAGTTCTAGTCCCATTTACTTTTCCAACAAATGCGTTTTTTCTTTAACGTCTTTGAATTCATCAGCAGTTTCGAGCTGGGGCTTCTTCTTTAGGATGGTCGGCCAAATCATACTAAGCTCTGCGTTTAATGCAATATATGGATGTTGACTTGCATCAATGTCGGTATCAGCTACAATAGCATCAACAGGACACTCGGGTATGCAAACTCCACAGTCAATGCACTCAGCAGGGTCTATTACAAGAAAGTTGGGACCTTCTTTAAAACAGTCAACTGGGCATACATCTACACAATCAGTGTACTTGCACTTGATACAACCTTCAGTAACTACGTAAGTCATTTATATTTTCCAATTAGATTCGAGGTATTCTTTATTATCAGGCTTATTGCCTGTAAGCCCTAGCATACTTCTGTATGCCTGCCATGCTTCTTGTACCATTGGATCTGTATGTCCACCAGTAGGTAAAAGATCTGCCCACACAGCATCTTCTTGCATCATACTTCTATATATACCAAAGTTGCGAGGCTGGTGTATCTTGCCCTCACGAAATAGAACACTAGCCACACCTTGGCATTCAGACTCGTCTAATCCATCCAAGTATCCAGGCCTATACATATATTCTTGAATGATTGGAACCAGTTGTTCCTGTGTTTCAAACCGTGTACCAGCTACAATAACAACGACATCGTTGATATCAACTACATCCATAACAATGTCACGAATACAACGACCTAGGCTAAAACCAACTTTCATAACGTGCTCCTGTTCCACCAAGATTCCCAAGGAAAATCGATCCAAATATCGTTTTCCGCTTTGTTAACGCTCATACCACAGTAGTCAGTATACTGGTTGCTGGCCTCATTGTCAACCAAAGCGGCAAAACGAATTGCACTATGCCAATACTTTTCAATAAAATCTGGCTCAACGCCAGCTACACTAGACGCCCAATCTTCCATGAGCCACTGTTGTGTTGCCCCCGAATCATTGATGTCATCAACTAACAAGATTTTCTTCCCGGCTATAACATCTTCTGGAGCCCACAGTAAAGATTCTGTTTGCGGGTTATCTCGCAATGATACCTTGACAGCTTCATGCGGCACTCCCAGGTAATGACTTATCATTGTGCTTATAGGTAGACCACCACGATCGACACCTATTACAACATCCGGACGCCAGTCCTGCTTTTGCATTTGTCGAAGTATTTCCTGTACAGTATTCTGTACATCTTGCCAGCCTAGTGTTAGTTTATTACTCATTGGAATCTGGTCCGCTTAAAAGTTTTTCTATTGCCTTATACTCATCATACATTTCTTTTAGCATGGGATACTTTTCATGCATTTCAAAATTTGGTGCTATGATCAGCAACCGCTTCTTTAATGTAGTCATCATGTCAGCCAGCTCGTCGATATCAATTTCGTTCTTGGCTGTTTTGATTGTAGTCTTACCATATACGGTATCGCCTGCTGAAAGTGAAGCACTGGTGGTGTAACTGATGTTACCAGTCAACGATGATCCTATAGGACCTATAGTATATGCCCCGCCCATAGTATTTCCAGCACTTCCACTGCCAGTAATTGTAAGGCCAGTACTGACAGTACTGAGTCCGATATTAGTTAGGTCAATACTGCCTATAGTGTCCATACCAATATCGCATAGGTCTCCGGTAAGAGTAATGGCAGAAACATCCTGTGCAATGACACCAACAGTTGTATTGGTCTCGTCCCATTTAAACTCAACAGGATCTATAGTGGACAGTACATCCTTCAATTTGTTTTTAGTATCATCATTCATACTTCACCGTGGGGCAAATTCTTGTTGCATTTTAATATTGTCAAAGAATTCTTTCTTTGTACCTGCATCGTCCTTAAACGAACCTTTGAGTACAGTGGTCTGTGTTAAACTACTGTGTGCCATAATGCCACGATTCTCACAGCATCCATGCGTGGCCTGAATGTACACGCCTAAATTTTCTGCTCCGGTGGCTC